AGTTCGATCGCGTCCAGAGAAATCCTTGCATCCAGTTCGTCACGTTTGCGATCGTCTTCCATCAGCATCTTCTCGCGCTCAAGAATGAGTCTCTTCGTCGACTCGTCCATCTGCTGCTGAATCTTCTGAATCTCAACTTGCGCCAACATCTGCGCTGGATCAGGCTTCTTCGGCGCTTGCGCGGCTTGCGCCATGACCATCTGCGCTTGCTGACCATTCGGGTCCATGAAGTAAGACTCAGTGTCCTTCATGCCAGCTGTCTCAATCAGTTTCGCTAACGTCTGGCGATACTGCGCCTGAGTGACTAGCGGATTCGCCGGTCCCATCGTCTGCATGATCTGTTCTTGCTTCTGAGCGATCGCCGTCAACAGCTGCACCTTCTGATCGTCATCCACGCCGCCGAGACCGACGTTCACAACTACATCGTAATTCGAGTTCCATGCACGCGGATCAACCGGGACAAACTCACCACGGAGACGAACCATCTTCGCCTGATCTTGATGGAGTATAGATAACTTCAGTAAGCCTTTGAAAAGGCTAGTCATTCCTGTTTCTGCAAAGATGCGTGCGATCAGTTCAACGTGCTGACGCGCAGCTGTGACTGTCGCTGCGACCGCTGTCTTCGTTGTCGACTGCAACGCATCAGCATCTAAGCCAGACGCCGCTCGGTTGATGCCGGTCCGCGACTGCTTCACTTCGTCCATGTACGCCATCATCGGAAACGCTGCTTGTCCGACGAATGGAGTGTTCAACGTCTGCACCATGCCGGGAGCGCGCATCCGCACGATTCCGCCAACTTCTGAGTTCAGCACGTCTTCCAGATTGGCTTGTCCTTCGACAACTGCCATCCGTGGGTGAATCGCTTGCGCCAGAGAGTCCAACTGATTCCGAAGAATCGCTGACTTGATGCGCTGGATGTCCATCGTGATATCAGCCAACGACTGACCGAAGAACGTGTGCGGCTCTGGGTCTGGGCAAAACGCTGCGAACGGAATGTGATCGAATGGCTCATTACGCATGACTTCGTAAGCGTCGCCCACACAACAGACCTTGCGTAGCTCCGCGATACCGTCGCCGTCGTAATCCGCCTTGATGTACGCTTCGATGTACAGAACGCGCTTGTTGGCGTCGTCCTTTGCTGTAATCCCTTTGAGCGTCGACACTGGGTTCCGTGTATTGAACTCGGAGTTGGTGTCGAACTGGAAGTCATCGCCAGCGTGCTTCAACACTTCGTCGAAGTCGTATCCCATTGCAACCAGTTCAGAAACCGTCGCCATCTTCCGGTGAGCAACGACTGTCGCCTCTTCCATCGACTTCGCTCGACGATCAATCAGGAACTCTTCTGGAGGTAACGCCTCACACTTGATCTTTCCCTTCTTGATCTCGCGCTTCAGTTCCAAGTCGTAAACCATTGGCTGCTCGAACACGGCTGGCTGCAATACTGCGCCAGTCATCGGATCGATCATCTCTGGCTGGATCATGACAGGCTCGCCAACTGCACGCTCTTTCATCGCGGACGCGTAGACTTCTTCGTCCTGCATCAACAGATTGACGGCTTCCTTCTGAAGATCGGTGTAACTTTCGGTAACAACTTCTTTCGATTCGTCCCAGTAGAACTTGATGACGCCAGCCTTACGGATCAACGCATCCTTGAACGCGTTGTAAAGCAGCGTGAACCCTTTGTTCTCTTGCATGAAAACGTGATTGATGTAGTCGGTCGCCTGTTCAGCCAAAGCGACGTCCTCGGCTCCCGTGGGGACGAACTCGACGACCTTCTCTCCAGATGTGAATACTTTCATCAGCGACGGCAAAATCGACTGTACGGTGTCGCGTACATCCATCGAAACAACGCTAGAACGTCCTTCTTCTTCGTCGCCGAAGGGGTCGCCTCGGTAGTATTCGGAAGCCGTGTTCCGATCAAGCGAAATGCTGTTGTCGATGTAATCGATCGCGTCTTGAACTTCGCCGGTGACGATTCCTTGGAACTCGGTTTCCGCCATCTCGTTTGGGTTTTCGATTAAGTCGCGCTCCTTCAGTTCGCTTTCGACTTGATCGATTGGTGATGTTTTGCCGTATTCGTCCATCTTCTTACCTTAAAGTGGTGAAAGGAGTCCGGTTGCTGTACGGATCGCATCTCGTCCATACCCTTCGTCCATGTATCCGCCTTGAGTATACAACCTAACTAGTTCTTGGTCAGACAATCGTGGCATACGGTAGTCCGATCCCATCAATTCAGAAATCGCGTTGATCGTGTCTGGACCAAGAAAATCAGCCGTCCCGACGATCGCTTCGCCGAGCGCGGAACTGACTTCAGCAGGCACTGCGAGCAACGGATTCAACTCACCCGCTGGGGTAGCGGCTTCGGATGCAAGCAACCCAGCAGCTGCACCAACTGGCGCTGGGGATGCCATGATGTTTGGATTACCTATTTCGTCTGGGTCGAAAGCGGCGCGGTCGCGGTCGCGGATATTCGCTCTATCGAGAATGACGACTTCATCCACATTGCCTGTCCGCCGGTTAGTCATTTCGATCGTTGTGTATCCTTGATCGGCCAGCCTCTTGTTGGCTTCAGATGCCGCGAGACGATACGCCATCCGGGGGTCAACGCCTTGGTCAATAAGGTCTCTGGATATTTCAGCTTTGAGTTCTAGATGCTGCTGATAAGTCGCCGGTTTGTTTTCTGTTACCAAGTTATAACGGTTGTCGCCAAGTGACGTGGCGTAATCGTCCCTAGGCGTAACGTACACTCCCGGACCCATACGACCACTTTCCGATGGCTTGAAATCCAATATCCCAGATACCGGGCTATTATGAATCATGGGGTCATCAAATGCTTTCCCCTGCTGCATCGCTCTTTCGCGCCTGCTCGCCTCGTCCATCGGCAACTCTCCAGTAGCTATCTTGCGAGCCGTTGACTCTGGATATCCTGCTTCAACTAAGCGGCGAATCGTTGCTATCAAACTCATTCTGGAAAATACCCAAATTCGTTCAAGTCATTGCCATCGCTAAACACATCTTTAACTTTGACCTTCTTGTAAAGCACTTTACCCGATTCATCACCCATCGGCCCGTAACCAGATGAAGCGTGGTCTTCCGCATACTTCTTACTTAAAGTAACAAAGTCACCGGAATTGATATCGTCAACATCCTTCGGCACACCACGATAAATCGTGATCTCTGCATCTGGGTCGCCGTATGCTCGACTAATCGCATCATAGCTTTCGTCATCGTAATCTGGGTTCCCGCTTCCGTAGTATTGCTTACCTTGAGGGCTATATAAGTCACTAGGGAAGAATCCGTCACCGTCAGGTCCAACGGTCAGATCATCAAGTCTTGCACCTCTCGTTGGCTGATGCGCCATGCGATAAGCCGTGTCAACTGCGTCTCCTGCTACGCGAGTTGCCGACCTTGCTGGGACGAACGGTAAAAGTCCAGCAGCGGATAGCGCGATATTCGCTGGCGTGATTTCCTCTGGATTTGCATAGTAATTGTATGCATCTGCAAGCAGCCCCATAACATCTCCAGCGACTGGAACGGGAGATGAAGCTAGTGCAGCGATGTCCAACAAACCTTGTCTGTCCATTACTTCTTCACACTCTTCTTTCCGGAACACGCCCAACGCTTACGCGATAGACGTAGTGGTGAATTGGGGTCTTTGGCGGCTTTCGGGTATTGCTTCATCTGCGCTGCCGATCGAGCGCAGTAGGCGTCGCCTTTCGCAGTACCGGGAGCGACTTTCGCACCCTTCGCGCCATATGACACTTTCTTACCTGTCGAGGTCACTTTGACCCTTGCTTTACCTTTTGCTGGTTTAGCCACGTCCACGCACCTTCGCTTTTTTCGTGTTCGCGACCACAGTCTTACCTTTCGACCCTGCCGCCTTCTTCTTCCGCGCGGTTGCTGCACGCTCCGCACGCGTCAATGATTCAGCCTTGGCACGCGGTAAGCAGCGATCGGGGTTCTTCTTGTTCTTGGACGTCCCGCATTTCCCAGCGATCTTTCCAGTCGTCGAAATCCGAACCCAATCTTCCTTCTTAAACCAATCCGACAGGCTCACGAATACTTCCCGCCGCGCTTCTTATACTCACGCACCAGCCACGCATTCGCGTAAGCCGATGGGTAGGTATCAAACTTTTTTTTCGCCTCAGCCTTCACACGCGAATACAACGTCTTGTTTGTCGGCGTGGGCGACTTCGTTTTCTTGGCAGCCACTACGCGGTCCGCGTACCTTTCTTCGATGAACGCTTGGCGACCATCTTCTTTGACTTCATCTTGTCAGCGGCTTTTTTAGCTGCTGCTTTACCAGCTGCTGTATATGGATATTTCTTTCCTGCTACGTTTGGCATCTAAACAACTCCCTTGAGTAATCGTCTTAATGGCTTCGTCCACGTCGATCCCGACGCAGAACCGTAAATTCCAACAGCCGCATCACCGGCTAAAGTCAGTATACACGCATCTGCCATATCGGGCGATGCGAGACCGCGCTTCTTCATTTCGTCCTTCGATTCGACGCGTAAGCGTCCAGAACTGTTGAACGTATAACGCGGAGCCGTCAGATCGGCCAACAGATCATCATCCTTTGGGATCGCGCAATTACGCTGTTCCAGCCAATGCTTCATCTTCCCCCACAACTCCGCACGCAGATTCACATACGACGACTTCATCGCCGGGGTCTCGGAGACGTTGATCCCGACAGCCGGTAACCCGAGTTCTCTGAGCCGATCGACGACACCCGATCCAAGACCGATCGAATCAACATAAATCGATACAGGTCGATCGTGAGTCTCTTCTGCGTCGTATTCGCTCTTAATCGCACCAACTAATTGCATCAAATCCATGCCGCGCCACTTCTTCACCTCGGTGATGACGTTGCCCTTCTTCTTGGCTAACGCGGATTTATCGGAGCCAAATCGGGCGACATCCAGACCGTAAGTCATCGGCGAGAACTGATCGACCTCGATATCACGGGTCATCGCTTGCTCGACAACAGAGAACGGAATCATGGTGTCGTCATCCGCCAGCGGGAACTCGCCCAGCACGCGGACGCGGTACGCATTACTCTCTTCCCCGTACTTGATCGCCATCTCGCGGACGAACTCCTTGGAGACGCGCTTCGACTTCTCGCAGTTCACATGCAGCGTGAACCATTCGTCGCGCAGTCGGTTGTGCGTCTCATAGAAGTACCCGGTTCCGCGTACAGGGTTACCGAGCAAAATAGTCACCGCCTCATGCCCGGACATGGAACCGGCAG